TTTCTTCAATGTTATCAATGAATGCAGCTTCGTCAATAATCAACAATGACAATGCAGAAGAACGACCTGATGTACCAGCAGATGATACGGCTTTAATCTGTGAACCATTTGTTAACCTTAAACTCAATCTATTATCTTCTTGTTCTTTTACTTTCAACCAAGATGGAAGATTGTCATTCGCAAAACGAACACGGGTAACAATTTCTTTTGATGTTTCTTGGTTAATACTAATACAAAGAACATTTTTATCCTTGTGAAATACCATTAACCACAAACTATATGCTGCGGTTAATGTACTAATACCCATTTGTCTAGACTTTAATATGATATTAAAATCATGTTCAACCAAGTCTGTTAAAGCTTCTTCTTGAAATGGATATAAATCAAAGTTTACAGTTCCACGAATAGGATGTTGAATCTTAACATACTTTTTCATGAAGTAAATTGGATCTACAAGACATTTCTTATATTCCTCTTTAATTACTTCTTTAAGTGTTTTTGGTGTACTCATTGATTTAATCTATCCAAAACCATTTGTCTGGCTTTAGTTTCAATTTCAGAATTATAATTTAATTTGGCCAATTCTTCATTTGCCTTTGAAATATTTTCGTCAACATTTTTCAAATCTTCTTTTAGATCAGACAATACTTTTTGTATTTGATTTGTATTATCAGTCCAGAATTCCTGACTTCCATCTTCATTAAAAAATTGTAACTTTTCTTCTGGATTTTTTTCTAAATATTCAATGCTATCAGTAATATTTTTCTTAAAATCTTTCATTTCAGAAAGCATACTATTATAGATTTTATATCGTTCATAATCAGCATATACCCCCAACGATTTCAATTTGCTATCAAATGAAATGCTACAATCATAACACTTGCCTGTTTTGGGATAAAATCTATCATCTAAATAATTGCCAAATTTCATATCTGCATTACAGATACTACATCTTTGATCAATTTTTATTTGTCCGAGTTTGGATACTTTTCTTTTACTTCCATTTTTCCAAACCCATTTATTTCCTTGACCATCTTCCCATTCTTCACCTTCTTTTCTTTTACTGTTGTTCAAGTTAGGATCATAACCAACTTGAATAAATGGGCGGTTTCCCTCAACATAATCTTTAACTATGTCGAGATTGCTTTTTCCTGTTGCTCTTTTCATAACTTTACTTTTAATCTGTCTAATTCCTTTTTGAAATCATCTAAGATATCAGTTCTTTTGTTTTTATAACGAAAAGTATTACCTTTCACTAATTTAATTAGTTTTTCTAAAGTGTTAATGTCATTAAATGTTACATTTTTGCCAAATAAAAATTCAGCAACATCATCCATGTCAGTATAAACAGTTTTTATATTTTGTTTTTCTTGTTTACCCTTTAGATTTGTTATAACATCTGCACTTTGAAGACCTTTTTTCCAATTAATTTGATATCTCTTCATCTTATTTGGATCTTCGGTGGGTTCATAACTATGTGACATAATATTCATTAATAGAATATTTCTTAATGCAGCTTTGTACTTTGATTCTGGTGCTCCAGATAAAGCCTTAATCATGAAATTTAAATCGCCAATCATTAAATCAATCTGTACATATCCATCTTCACTTGTCATTTCTGTAGATTTTACAGGATTACCATATTCATCTATAATAGGTACATTCAAATGTAATTGATCTAATCCTGTATTTATTTTAAAAGCAGGTGTTGGAATATTTGGTGGAACATTTGCTTCTATATGTTGTTTTAATTTTTCGTAAAATGTCTTTTTATCATAATCATAATCAATACCAAGTAATTGATTTAATTGTTCTGTAGATACTGCAATGTCAATGTCACCCAATATTGGTTTTGATTTGTTTCCGATTATTTCGTATTTTAATGAATCAAGATTCCATATTTTAAATCCATTTTTTACAGTAGAATCCAAATATTGTTTTGGTAAATTACTATTTGCAGCTACAGCATTGCCACCTTCAGTAATTAAAAATTCTCTTAATATATCATTGACGATTTTGTTTCCCAAGTCGGCGTGTTTTTTAATTTTATCAATTGATGCTTGAGTTTCGGGTGTAGTTGCTTTCTTTTCTTTCTTTGCATATTGTTCAATCATTTTTTCTGCATATTTGTCTTTTATAGCTTTAATAAATGATTGATAATCAAACCCTAAATCAGAAAGAATACCATTCTTATCTAATGTTCTTGCAAATCCAAGAACACCTGTTGTTAAATCTTTTAATTTAACATTATTTGGATTTACACCACTATGCGCAGATAAATTTGGATCTATTATAGTAATTTTTTTACTAAACAAGTCAGCTAAAAAGTCTGCTAAATCTTTTAAAAATGTAGTTGGACTATTAGATATTAATTTATCAACTACATCTTTTCTCAACATTGGAGATACAATCTTACCATCTTTAAATTTAGCTCGTACACCTGTATCACCAATTCTTATGTTAAGAACTTCTGCTAATGCAGCATACATTCCACCCATTGTAAATCCTTTTATACCTCTTTCAGGAGTAAATCTAGCAGCAAACCAATCTTTATATACTTTGGTAGTATATAATAAATCTAATTGAACCCAATTGTCTTCGTCAACTTTAATTATAATTTGTTTACCGTCAGATCTCTTTGCACTTTCAACATCAATATAATTTTGACCACTTGTTTCAATAAATTCAATAACAGTTTTGATATATTCTTTCTTTTTATCACTGCTTTCTTCTGTACTTTCAATAGGTATTACTACCATTACATCTATATCACCATAAGTAACTTCTTTTTTATCTTCTTTATCTTGTTTATAGTACCCAGCAGAACCTAATACTTGATAGTCTTTGATTTCAGGCAATTGTTTATTACTTAAAAATTTATTTAAATCATCCAAAAAAAATTTGAACTTTTCCGTCGCTTTTTCAATAGTATCTGGTGATAAAACGGTTTTGGAAGTTAATTCTGGTTTTAACCAACCACCTTCATCAATAGGTTGTTTATGTGCAGCTCTATTTGCTGCGCTGAATTTGGAACGAGAAACATACTTAATATCACCGTCTGGGTGAGAGAATACATAACCTTCACCTCCTGGTTCATTGCCTATATATGATTTAATTTCAGTATCTTGATTATCTATTTGATTGATAATTTCTTCTTTGACTGACATTATTTCTACAACTACTTTCCATAAAGATTCAAATCCGTCACGATTACTGCTAACATAATCAGTAATCTTTTTCTTCATCGCTCCTGTAAGATTACTTTGATCTACCCATTGTATAAAATCGTCACCAATATTCACTAATCCAGTATCAACTTTACTGTTCAAATATTTATATAAAATATCCGGGAAATTAGTCATTTTCATACTAGCCAATTTAGAAGGATTAATGAAATCATCTATATTTCTAGCATGTTTACCTATATAAAGTATAATATCTTTTAATCTTTTTTCATTTACATCTGGTGGATTATTTACAGATATAGGTGGTATTACCAATAATTGTTTACCTTGAAATATATTGTAATTTGTAATTGCAGTTTCATTTCCAAAACTATCTACTTCTCTGTGAACTACAACCGCAGCTTTGCTTTGAGCAATTTTTCGTCCCAACTCGGAATTAATATCAACTGCATAAGTTACAATATTTGGTTTGAATACATATCGTCCATTTTCAATTAATGGCGTATTAAAGTATAATAAATCTCCTTTAAAATAACCTCTGAATGTAGATGGAACCGCAGATTCAAATATTGAAAATGCATTTTTCATATTTTGAACGAAAAATCTATATTCATCGGTTTTAACACTCTTACCTCTATTCAAAAACATTTGTTCCAATTCTTCTGGAGAAGTTGGTCTACCATTATAACCTTTGGCAACAAATCCACTTTTATCTGTCAATACAAATTTACCTTCATCGTTTCTGCCAAATACAACTGCAGGAGAACCATCCCATTTCAATGTAACGTTTTTATATCCCCCTTGTTCTAGTTCAATAAAACTTTTAATGGAACGAATTGCTCCTTTTGATCCTTCCCAAAAAATTAAATCTTCGGCATGATCTATACGAGTTGCTTCGTTTATCAATATATTAGATACCAAAAATTGTTCTAAGTTATTCAGCTTTATCATATGGTTTTAAAAATGTTTTATCAAATACAGTTATAGCTTTATTATATGAACGAGTTGTTTCATCCAATGTATTATCAGTAAATTGCCAGTTCCAAAACAATTCATTTGGTGTTTTGAATCCAAAAAATTGAAGTACTTCTTTTTGTGTTTCAGTTACATCTTTACCGTTCCAATTTTGTCCAGTTGCAATGAAACCCGCATCAATATCTTTTACTATATTTTTCTCTCCCAAATTACTATGTCTATTTTCAATCCAAGTTAATCTTTCAATTAATTTTTGATAATATCCATTTGCTTGTCCCCATCTTATACTAGCAAAAAATAAAACGGTATCACTTTCAAATAATTCTTTACTTATTTTCCATAATTCATCGTTCTTTTCATTTATACTAGCCCAACAACGATGATATCCACTTGGATTCTTTTCTTTATCTTTTAATAATGCTTTTGCAGTTCCACAATGATTACCACCAAATTCTCTATTGCTACTTACATTACCTTCACATGGAAATATATTTAGTTTGGTAGTGTCTATAAGAGTCACCTTTTCTTTACCCAATAAATCTTGAATTTTAGTAGCTAGTTGATTGCTTTTAGGTACATCTTCTTTATGTTGTGACCATCTATTACTGGTAGTCAATAATAGTACTTTATTCTTATTCCTTAAATAATCAATGGTTTTCTTATACTTTTTCGCATAAAAATCCATATCTTGTTCACTAGAAGGCAATTGTGCTTCTAATAATAAGTCAGTTAGCTTAATCATCGTACAATATAAATAGATTTAACAAAGAAAAAACCCCACTTATTTCTAAGTGGGGTTCGTTGTTTAGCGTTGTTTAACCATTAGGGAAGGTTGCGCCTGTTGGTAGAATGTTGAAATCAAGTACGATGAATTCAGCAGTCTTTGTTGGTTGTAGATAGATTTGTCCATATAGGATATTTCTATCAACCAAGTCAGGAGTATTATTTGTATCATCCATTACAACTTGGAATGCGTACAATCCGCTACGTTGTTGTACTGATTCCAAATATGGATTTACGATACTCAAGAAACGGTTTCTTGTAGCAGCTACATTTTGTTCGAATACTAAGAACTTACTGCTACTTGCAATAAACTTCTTGAGTGCGATTAACAATCTACGAACATTTACTCTGTCAAGAGCACTTGGTTGAATTTGAAGTGTCTTTTGACCCCATACACAGATACCTTGACCAGGGAATGCTGCGATTGGGTTTACACGACCTTCATACAATGTATCTCTTTCACTATGAGTTGTTCTGTCAAGAACTTGAACTGCTTGTGCGATTCCACCACGATTTAAACCGGCTGGAGCGAACCATTCAGCAGCAGCATTGTCATTAGCAGCATAAACTGATGGCATTACTACTGATGGAGGTACACTTACAATCTTATTCAAGTTTGTATCTAGGATCTTAACCCAAGGATAATATGTAGAAACATAACTACTGTCAATTGTAGATACATCATTTACTGCTGCATCAATCAATCCTACAGTTTGGTTACTTGCTGGGAACACGATGTTATCCATGATGTAGAAAGTATCACCACGGGCTTCACACATATCTGTTACCAAGTCAGTAACATAACTATGTTGTTCGTGGAAAATACCAGGTGTTACGATCAAATTGATGTCAAATTCATCAGCATTTCCAAGAGCGCCTACACATTGTTTGTAAGCGATTGAACCTGCACTATTGATATTTGTACAATTCAAACCTTGAGTATTACCTGCGATAATATCAGATCCAACATTAATTGGAATTGCTGGAGATTGTCCATCAAATCCACCTTGGAAACCTACTACGAACTTACGCATCTTAACATATGTAGCTTCGTTAGTTGCATCATATGTTGAAGGAATACTACCACTCAATGAAGCGGCAAGTAATGAACCAGTTCCCATATAAGTTGAACTTGTTGATTCCAAGTCAAATGCGATATTGTATCCTACAGTAGCACCAAATGGTAGAGGAGCAAAATATTGTTCTGTATCAATCTTTACACCTGCATTTACTGAACTTGTTGGATATAGAGCAGTCAATTCAGCATCAGCACCAAGTGGAATATCACTCATTACTGTACCGGATGGATATTTACCAGGAGCCAATCCATAAATACTTGCTTTACTGTATTGTACTACTGAAACATAATTTCCGATTGTACCTCCAAGTGGAGTAACATAAGCTTCGTTACCATATGGAACTGAAGATACTGGATATGGAACAGTATTCATTTCAATTCTGATATACTTACTCAAGTTTGTATAAGTACCGAATTCAATGATCTTACCAGCATAAGTAATGAAATTGTATCTATCACCAATTCTACGAGCAACGAAGTTTGAAGAATTTGGATCTAGACTCAAGTTTTGGAAGATTTCCAAATACTTTGGTTTCTTATCTGTATCACTATAAGATCTTACAGCAAGTGTGAATGAACCCCAATCACTTCCTGCAACTGTACCTGACAATTTAACATTGCTGATTTCAATCTTATATTGTTTATTTGTATTTGTACCGTCGCTCAAAGTGTGTGCTTTGAACAATTGATATTTGGTTGTAGATCCACCAGTATTTGATGTTCCACTCCAAGGAGCAATTCCTTGTGAGTTAATCCAAGGAGTTGCGGCACTGGTTAATCCATATTGAGAATCACCAGCATTCAAGTTTGTTGAATATTGATCGGTAAATTTCAATGTTTCACCAGTTGAGAATGATCCAGATGAAGGTATTCCAGCGAATATTTTCCATCCAGGATTTCCACTATTCAATTCATCATTTACTTTTTGAATTGAATCTTCGAATGTTTTATATAAATAAGCTGCTTCAATTTTGGCACCAGAAACTTGATCATCTTGGTTACCAACTGTAGGATCTTTTCCAAATACATTTGTAATATAATTTGAATCAGCAGGATTCAATGAGAAGTCATAATAACCAATCAATGAACCATTTTGTGATAGTGTCAATTGGAAATCGCCTAATGATGTTGGATTTAGTGAACCACTATAATTTCCAGATGTTGCTGTTTTTTGATTCAATACAGAACCACTAAAACCTGGAGCATTAAAACTACTATCCAATGTACCATATTGAGTATTTGTTAATACTGCTAATACTCTTGGTGTAACAGATACTGCAGATGGGTTACATGGATCGTTTGGTAATGTCCAAGTCGGACTAAACACTGTTGAAATTTTACCAAATGAACCACTAATTACACCTTTTAGATATACTTGTGTTCCACAACCAGTAGAAGATCTTAAAGCAAATATACTACCACTTATAAGTGTAATATTTGTACCAACCAAATTTCCATCAGTATTTGTAATTGTTACACTGTTTGCGAGTGAAGCAGTAAAATTTGAAGTGGTTGATGTAGATTCTGCAATTGCTTGTAATAATTTATCATTATTTGAATAAGACGTATTTCCTTGGTATGATGATGTAACAAATACATTAACAAAACTTTGTAACCCTACAGTAAAACTATAAGTTTGTCCTGAATTATATAAACTTCCGCTTGGCGATATAACACTTAATGTGTCATTGTCACCAACACCGGAATTAAATTTTGCAGTGAATGTCGCACCTGATACAAATGATAGTGATCCACTTATGCTTGATGATACATAAGTGAATGTACTAGAAATATTGTCACTATCATATAGTACATATGATGAACCACTATTTAAAGCACCAGCAGAACCGCTTCTGGCCCAAGTACCTGGTTGCGCCCAGATTACGAATGGGTTGATTTGTCTATATCCGGTCAATGCACCTACACGACAAACAGTAACGAATCCTTTTTCATTTAAGTATTCTTTTGCAGTGTATGGACCATAATAAACACCATCAGCTACACCGAACTTTTCTTCAAGATCGGCTGCATTGGTGATTAATGTTGGTGCGAATCCAGGACCTTTTGGGAATGGAGCAAGTACTACTGCTCCAATTTCAGCAACACCTTGTGCTACCCCACTTAAGTCATTTTCTCTTGTAAATACTCCTGGGCTGACTATACGGTCAACAGGACTAAATTTTCCTCCTTCAGTTATTGGCATATGTTAAATTCCTTTCAAATGTAGAAA